TATATTATAGCGTCTTTTGGAATTACTACTTCATTGTAGTTATTACTATAAATTTCCAGTCGTTCCAGTCGTTCCAGTTGTTCCAGTTGTTGCAGTCGTTCCAGTTGTTGCAGTTGTTGCAGTTGTTGCAGTTGTTGCAGTTCTAAAATTCTATTCTTTAAAACTTTTGCAACCTTTCCAAGCGCTATTCTTCTTTTATGCCAATCTGTTTGTTTTAGTATTCCATCAATATATTTCTGAGGAATATTTGGCAATAATTGTTTTAATAGTTTTGGATTTTTGTTTATTACTAACTCATGACCAGCCCTTTTATATGGTTCTGTTTCTTTGCCAAAAATATAATCTTTTTGATTATTTCCAAAAGACCAAATACACATTACATATCCCACAAACCAATCTTCATAATTATTAGGATTTTTTAGTACATCTTCAAACTTTGCTCTTGTGATAAATTCTAAACATTTTTGTTCATTTAAACCTTTGTTTATTGTTTGGTCTAATAAAGCAACTACATATTTATTTTTATCATTTGCAATAACATTAAAACCATTTTTATAGAATATTTCTCCAATAGCAAAACCACCACAAAATAAATCTATAATGGTTTTTTTGTTTGGATTAAAATTTATAATTGTTTGATAAATCTTTTGTGCGGATTTTCTTTTTGACCCCATGTATGGTATTGGCATTATGCTTCAAATTTATGTAAACATTCTGGACACGTTACGGATTTACTTTGTTTATCTGAATTTCTATCTTCATTTGAATTTATATTGTCAAAATCAATATCTTTATCATCCATAAATATAGGTAAATCAAGTCCCCAGTTAACTAACTCCTCAGCATTCCAAACATTTGCGAGAATGTCCCAGTCCCATTCCCCACCAGAAACATTGTCTTTTATTAAGAATTCGTTTTCTTGTTCTGGAGTAAGATTATCAGCAATAATGACTGGCACCTCTTTTATTCCAGCCTCAATACAAGCCTTGTAACGCATATTACCGCCAAGTATAATCATGTCTTTATTCACAACGATAGGTCGTAAATTTAACATTTCTGGAAAGTCCGTAACCGACTGAACTAATCTTTTGAAATTAAAATCCTTAATTATTCTGGGATTTTTAGGATTTATTTTGATTTCGTTTGTTTTTAGAATAACCATGAAAAAAGGTATTTAAGTGAGAATACAAGAGTTAAAACAAAAGTAACTATTGTTACTCTTATCAATGAATTTTTAAGTTCGTCAAGGTCTTTAAACCAGATACGAATATCAAAATGATTAACAAGTGGATTGATTACACATATTGCACGATCAGCAAAGTAAAGTGAAATATAAATAGGAATTAAAACCAATCCTAATGTAATTTTTAAATATCTTTTCATTTTTTGTTTATGTTAAATTCCCCAGATATTTTTTTCTGGGGAATAGATTAATATTAAAACGGTAAATCGTCGTCCTCTGGAATATCACTTACAACTATTGGTTCTGGTTCTTTTTTCTTTGGAGTTCCAAAATTTCCAATATAGACATTTTTTTCTTGGCTGTCTTTTGGTTTTGACAATTGTAATTGAGCAATCTTATCGTATTGGTCTGGTTCTTCATTAAACCAAAGGTTAACGTTTACATAAATTTTCCCATTAGCCGCTTTGCTAAATGCTGGATTCCCTTCTTTTGCTTTTTCGTTTAGTTCTGATAGGCAGATACTTCCGATAAATAGTTTATTTTCCATTGTTTTTATTTTTTGTAAATATAATAAAATTATTACTTTATAGCCAAAAAGTGAATAATAAAATAAGAATGACCGAAACGATTAACGTAAACAGAAAACTTTTTTCATCGTATTTTCTTTGTTTATGCTTAATCATTTGTTTGTGTTGGTCGAATACTACCTTTTTTGTTTTTAAGGTCTTTAAATCGCTTCTTTTTACTATTCTCCTTTCCGTTCTGTTCATGATCTTAGATTTTATTTTCTATTTTTATTGCTTTTATGATTTCTTTATGGGTTAAAAAGGTTTTGTCCTCTCCAATATACTGGTATGAAATAAGTCCAGTTTCTGAATCAATTGATCCAAATAAAGAGTATTCAATATTTTCGTGATATTCTTTTGAACAAAAATTTGCTTTTTTAACAATTTTACCTTTTAAATTTTTATATATCTTTAGGGGAAAGTCAATATAATTTTCTTTTTTTGACGCTTTTTCTTCCCAGTCTTTTACATAATTGTCAATTTTATTTTTCACTTTATTTTTTTTTAACCATTCTGAGTACTTTATTTCTTCGTCCATAATTATTTTATTTATATGTTAAATCATGATTTTCTAACCCTTTTAAATAAACTTCTTTGATATGCTTTTTTTCTATTTCCTTAGCATAATCAAAAGCGATTTTCCACTCGAAATAATCAAAAGGTTCTTTTTTTTGACCCTCTAATATTTTTTCTAACCATTCTATTGCTGTGTCTTTTTTCATCTTAAAAAATTATTTTAATTATATCCAGTGCCAGAATTTCTGCATCTGTAATTATTTCCTCCTCTTTTTCTTGTAAGTTATTCCAATGCTTTTCAAACTGGTAATGCGTGGATTCATGGAATATTAGCCCAAAATTTTCAGCCATGTTTTTTGTAAGTGCTGAGGAATTAATAAACAAATAATACATATCAGTTGTTTGTGGATATAGATTTTGCATTCCATCAAAGTACGTACCGCCTTGTGCTATTCGATCAATGCACCCTTGACGATTTAAACCATGTAATTCGTCAACTTCAAAATAATTAAATAATGCCAGCGCTGAGGTTCCAACTAATAAAGTTAAATCCATACGAACCAGTTTTGCTATTGTTATTTTATTCTCCATTTTATAGGATTTTAAACATGATTTTATTGTAATATTCAGTTGCATATTGTCGAGCAATTTTTGCTTTTTCAATTATTTGCTTTTCAATTTCCAGATCACGTTCATAAGTAATTGTAGTTATTCTTAAAGCTGGATCTAATCCTTCCATGTTATGCAAATCAAAAGGTTCGTACCCTCTTAATTCATCTGGAGTAGTCATTAAACAATATGTAACCTCAGCACTTTCGCATCCAGTTAACATCATATAACCTCGCATTTGATATTCATAAGCCACGTTATGTGCATCGCTTTGAAAGATTGGAAAGGTATTTTTTGACCAACTACACTTAATGTCGATTATTTTGTTGCCATGAATAATATCTGGAGTTCCGCAAATGAAATCGTTTTCATAAAAGTTTTTGTTTTTACTGTATTTTTCTCCATTGAAATCTGCAAGGAATTTAATCGCTTTGTCCTCCATCTGGTTTCCCTTGTTTACATACTTATTGTCAAGCACATTAACGTAGCCGTAAACAAGTTGTTTAATAGTTAACTCAACGGATGAAATTCCAGTTTGTGAAAGTGTAACTGGTGCATCCCTTTTTGAAATCAACTCGTCCCTTGTTTCTGCTTGTTTTTCTGTTAATTTGATTTTCATTAACAGATCATTCAAGTTTTTTTCTTGTACGTTTGTCAATCCTACTTTGCCATTAGCAATGTCGCTCAAAGATGAACAACGAAATTTTAAATTTTCCATTTTTTCCAATATTTTAAATTTGAACTGAGTCGATTAACATTTGTTTTTGATCTTCGGTTGCTGAATATTTAGTTCCAATTAAGGATAAAACTTTTTCAGCCAAGTTTTCATTGATTGCATGGACTACATTCTCGTTCGTCAATGCAGTAATTTTTGGAATCGTTACCGTTGCTTTTTTAGGTTCTTCCTTTCCATGCGTGTTTGTTGAATCGGAATCTTTTGTGTCGTCAATTAAAAACAAGGCATTTAATGCGTATTTTCGTGCGTATGAAGAAGATGATCCAGTTATCTGGCTTCCGTCCATTCCTTTTTTAATTTCTTCTTCACGTGCGAATCCGTTTACTGTAATCCTTTCGAATTTATAAACGAAAGTTGCGATTGCTTTCACATAATGCCGAGTACCCATTACAACCAAATCATCGTCCAGAAATAAAGAACATTCGTATTTCAATAATAAAGGTTTTACAGCCTCTTGAATGTCCTCACAATTTCGGTAGTTATAATTTCCAAAACTGTTTCTTTGTTTTTTAGGCGCTTTTAATTCATTTTGCACCAGCGTTAACATTTCGTAAACGTCTTTTACTTCTTCTTGTTTGCTCGATTTATTTTCCATTTTGTTTTTATTTTACATTTGTTTTTGCTCCAGTAGTTTGTCGATAATTTTTAAAGCCACGATTATTTGCTTGTTTTTATTGGATACGTCCATGTCATGAATGTAACCGTACTTCTTTACTTTTAACAAGGTTTTTTCTGCCTTATCATCTAATGTTAGTAATATTTTCATAGTTCTTTTTTTTACAAATATATAACAATTATCTTACTAATCTATTATATTTTTAATTTTTTTTATCTTAACCGATTGATCAGTTAATTCATTTGCAAATAGATCCAGAATAATATCGTATAGTTGAGACATTTCTTTATATTTATAAACTGAATTCTCAATCGGTAAATCGTTTGTTTCTTCAAAATATTCCCTTTCATCAATAGTTGAATGTTCATCGATTATTACTTTTAATTCTGAGGTTGCATCCAGACCGTTTAACGATCCTTTTGCAACCTTTTCAATCAATACCTTTGCTTTGTGCATTAAGATATTAAATCGCTCCTTTTTCTTATTCATAGTCATTACTTTTTAATAATATTTTAGTCCACCAGTATAGTAGTTCAACTTGTTCTGGTTGGTCAAAGTAAGCACTTTTTTCGATAGGTTTTACATCTGAGTCGGCACTCCAACCGTTTGCGTAATATGTAATTTCTATTTTTTGCACGTGACCATAAGTTCGTATAAAAAATTTATGGCTCCTATCTTTTGTTTCGAATATCTCAACAGTTAACTGCATTAAATCGTTTAAGTTTTTCATGTTTTTAGTTTTTTATTTTTTCTGTTATTAAAATCACTGGATCAATAATGTATTTTACATCTTGACCTTTTAAAAATTCTTCTGTTCTTAGTATTAAATAAGCGAGATCAATACTGGCATAAATTGACATTTTATCGCTTTCGTATCTTGAAACAAATATTATCATAACTATTTTTTAGGAATGTATATATTTCTATCCCACCCTTTTTTGGTTTTTTCGAGTTCCATTTTGTAACATCCGAAGAACCACATTGACCACTCGTTAAAGTCCTTCGGCTTGTTTGCTGGAAAGACTGTTTTTGAAATTTTAATTGTTTTCATAATTTCTAAATTTTAAAGTTCGTATTCGTTTAACTGTTACAAATATATAATTAATTTATTATATAAACCTAATAAAAAGCAAAAAAAAAGTAAAGTTTTTTTAAACCTTACTCTAACTTACTGAAAATGATACGTTTACGGATTAATTATTTTTTTCTTTTTTATAATTTCCTTGCCTTAAAGGTGTGTCAAATGCTTTTTCAATAGTCCAATTTCTTTTAATTCTACCTCTTATTGCACCTTCGTTTTTTTGTAGATTTTTAATTTCAATTAATTCAGTAAAAGCAAATGTTTTATTTTTATATACTACAAAAAAAGTATTTTCTCTATTATTACAATTCTGTTTTGGAGTTACAAACCTACAATTAGAAGGCTCGTAATTTAGGTTTCCATCAATCCTATCTATTTGAAGTCCTTTTTTATAACCTGCGTTTATTGCCCAATTATAAAAAGTTAAAAAATCATTCCACTCATCACACAATTTAATTCCTTTCCTTTTGTAAACATCATCATAATGACCATTAGTCCTTAGTTTAATAGCTTGTAATGTTTTATATAGTTTATGTGCTGACAAACCATTTTTTGTTTTATTCTTGCATCCACAACTTTTAATTTTACCACGTACTAAATGTGATTTTCTTATAATTTTTTCAACTCCACAATCACATAAACACAAAAACGCTTTATTTGTTTGACCGCTTGGCAATCTGTAAGGTTCAACTTCTTTAATAATAGTTAACATATAATATTTTTCCATAACTTTAAAATTACATAGTTTATCTTGTAAAGTTAATATTTATTTTCTAATTCCTTACATTTTTCTTTATATTTTTTTATTAATAATAGTAATTCGTCTTTGTCCCACCTTTTTTCAATTTTAGCAATTAAATCTATTTCGTTTAATTTTTCTATTCCATATTTCTCCACAAAACCTAATCTGTAATTATTTATGTCTCCAGCTTTATCTTTATTGCAAGGTCTTGAACATTGAGAATTTACATTGTATTCGTTAAATCTTAAATTAGAATGACCACCAGCACTCCACATATGTCCAGCATCTATATTACCAACTTTAAGTGTTTTTTGGCATGAAATACAATTTTTTTTAGCATCTCGAAGTCGAATAAATTTATTAAAAACCTGCTGAGCTATTTTTAAATAATCTTGAACGGTCGTTGTATTATCAATCATGATTTTCATTTTCTCTTTGTCCTCTTTTGTTTTCTTTGGAATCTTTGATAGTACAATAGCGCATTTAGTGGAGCATACCTTTTGCATCGAATTAAATGGCTTAAAAGGATCTTTACATATTGAACAAACTTTAATCGATTTCGAATTCATTATCTGGAAAGTTTAAATAAATATTTAATTTGTCGCCGAAATTAAAACAAAAATAAATGATTTCATAAAGTTGATCGTTCGTCATTTCGTTGCAACTTATATCTGAGTTCAATATTTTTGTTTTGATCCATACGTTTAAATCGTTTTTTTCTACGTTTAAATCGTTTTTAACGGCTTTATATATATTTTCCAATAGATAACCTTTGTAGAACTTAATCAACCTTTTATTTGCCATTTTTCTAATATTGCTCGTTCAACTACTAAATTTGCTAAAATCCTTTCCTCAGAATATGCGAAGTATAAAAAAGTGTTTAAGTTTTGATAATGGTTGTACATTCGTTTACTTTCCTTTTTTAGTTCCTCAACTTCTTCTGGATTAAAATATTTTCTGAATTTTCTGTGAATTATATTTGCTTGGAATATCGTTCCGGTCCATTCTCCACATTCTAAACTTTCCTTATATGTTTTGATCGAACTTTCATAGAAATCAATTAAACTTTTTTCTCCTTCATTTTTTTCGATTTCTTCATTTTCAATTTCTTTGATTTCGCAAAGCATTTTAATCTTTACTAAATAGAATTTTCTAATCGGTTCAAGAAGTTCAATTTTTGTAATATTTCGCCAGTCTGTCTTTACTGGATTAGATCTTTCAAAACTATATTCGATGTCATCGAGTGTGATCTCAGGGAAATCAAGCATAATTTGTTTTACAACCGATCCAGTTAAGGCATCCGACATTTGATTTTGTCGTATTCCAAAATAGATATCAGCACAATCAACAATCTTTTCGTAAATCTTTACCGCCAGATCAACTTTATCTGGATAGTTTTTTATTAGATTTCCGTTGCTTAATTGTTGGCAATCTTTTTGATTAATCTCTATTCCCGTCGCCGAAATTCTGTTGATTAAATTTTTCTCTAAATCGATCTTTTCCTTCTTGTTGAATATCTGTACGTGATTTTCCATTATTTCCAGTATTTATTTTGTTAAAATTAATATTATTTGTTTTAAACCAATCGCTTTCAAATCCACCCCAACTTTTTTCAATACATTTTTCTAAAATTATATTTTTATCATGTTCGTTTATTTCGACTTGATTAATAAATTTATTAAATGCGGTTTCTGTATTCGTTAATTTTTTGTTTTTACGAACTTGTAACCAATCATTTATTAATTCAATATGAAATCCATAATCTATACACGACTTTTTAAAGTCGAATTTTATTTCTTTTATTTCTTCTTTTTCTTTTTTAATTACTTGATTTTCTTTTTCTTCTTCTATTGATTTCATTTGTGTTTCATTACCGTTTCTTTTGCGTTTCATTTCTGTTTCATTTATATTTTCAATTGATTGATAACAATCATATTTACAGACAATTAAGCGTGTCGTTTGCGTTTCATTTTTAACCTCAACCATATTTTCATTTTGTAGAGTAATTAAAAATCTTCTTACCGCACTTTTATCCCAGTTCCAACGTTTTCCCCATGAATCTAAAGACAATATGCTTTCGCCTCTATTTATAGTATATACAGTCCCTTTTATTATACTTTTACCCTCAGCATAGTTAACCATTAATAGAATGTCATTCCATGCCTCAAACTTACTAAATTTACGTTTTTCGGTATAAAGCCAATGATCCATTATATTTCTATGAATTTTTATCCAACCACTCATAACATTTCTTTTTGAAGTAAATGTAGAGCTCCTATTAAATGATAAATGTCTTTTTTGTTTAAAAAAGCATGAACGTACTCCTCATTGTCATCTAAAATTGCAAATGATACTGTGTTTTCATTAAACAATTCTACCTCTAAAATTGTTGCTTCATCTTCAAATTTGTAAATCATAATAAATAAATTAAATAAATAAAAAAAACCCATTTAGATAAAGTGCCTGGAATGACTTTAAATAAATGAGTTTCTAAATAATATTTTTCGGAAGTTTCCAGGCTTACCTCGACAAATATATAAATAATTTTGTAATAAAAAACAAATAGGGAAAGTTTTAGACAAAATAATTGCGTTTATTTTTACTCCCCCTATTCAGTTGCTTAACCGAACAATACGCATTAAGCAGCTATGTGTGTGTGCCAAATTATAACACTTCATTAGCGCAACTTCGCAGACGCTAATACGGTCGTTATGTACAATATGGCTTGACTTCTCGCTTCGATTAATGTTTATCGTAAGGAAAAAGAAAAGCCATCGCACTTATACATATTTCCATTCAAACAACTTAGTAGTTTTTCGTTTACCTTTTAAACATGATGATATGTTAGAAGGTATTATTTTATTCTTTATTGCAGCAGTTTCAATATCCGAGTAAATAGATATAGTTTTACCATTGTAAATTTTAGCAACTGGTTTACAAGTATTTTTTATTTCTGTAATATCACCAACTTTCTTTAAAACTTTATTTTTATAAATTATTTCTTTAAATTGTTTTCCATTAATTTGATTTACAGTGTTGTTTAAACAACCATACAACCCTTTTCTATCCACATTTAAAGTGTTTGAAAGTTCTGCTAAATTGTTTGTTTCAAAAACATCTAATAAATTGCCTTCTAAATCATACATTGCAATTATTTTATTTTCTTCCATCGCTCTTTTCTTTTTTTAAATTATTACTTCCATTTATTCCTGCTCGTTTTCCAGCAGCCGAAAGGTCTTGACAAGGCGAACCGCTTAATATCAAATCAATTTTACTATATTCAATGTCCCATTCTTTCCACTTCGTTACATCACCAACTTGAATAGTATCTGGAAAATGATGCTGAGTTAATTCGATTGCATACGGTTTAATCTCACTTGAATAGTATTTATTGACTTTTATTCCTACGTTTTCAAGTGCTTGTCGACCTGTATTCATTCCGTTAAATAAACTTAATACATTCATTTTTTTTAGTTTTTAAATAAATATTTTCAATCCTTCCGAGCAATCCAGAATTGATTTTGCTCTTTGATTCAGTGATTTTATCATTTCGTTTATGTCCTCAGGATCATAGCTTACATAGTAACCTTTGCAAGTACTTATAATTGGAAGGATCGAATTAACTCGGTAATAGTTTATAATTTTCCGAAGTCTTACTTCAGTGAATTTTGTGTTTAATTTATAAAACAAATTAACTCCAGCAACAATTTCTTTTGCTTTTACTGGATTGCTTTTTGTTTTATTTTTGAAGTGAGGAATTAATTTTGTTGCAAGTTGTAATTCGTACTCGCTTAATTCGTACGTATCATTTTCGTGTCCTATTATCATTGTTGTAGATTTTTTTTTCTGAATAACTTAATTCTTCGTATGTATAATTTAATTCGCTGAGTGATTTTAAAATTTCTTCTTCACTTTCAAAGTATGGTTCTGTTTTGCTTCCGAGTGGGTAAAAATTTTTTCTAAAACCGTACATTTCTGAAATAAGATCTTTTGAAATTCTCAAATAATTTGCGATTTCGTCCTCTCCCCAGTTTGCTTTGATTAGCGCTCTTATTTTAGATTTCACAAGCATAGATCTATTAATTCTATTTAAACGCGTTCTGGCAGTTGCTACGTGTGTTTTATTATCGTTTTTAGATGTCATGTCCGCGAGATTTTAAATAGTATTCGTATTCTTCATAATTATCAAAACCCATTTCTTGACATTCTGCATCAACCATTGCGTCAAAAAAAGATTGATTAATATTATCACTTTCTTTTTTCCTTTTTAAATCTCTTTTTTGCTGGTCTTTTTCGACTGCCAAAATAAGCATTTTAAAAGCGTTCTTTAAATGGTCTGGAGACATATAGTCCAGATCCATTTTTACTCCTTCTCGTGTAGTCCAGTAAACCTTTTTCATAATTTGTTTTTTATTTGGTATGAATAATATCCTTCCTTTGTTACGATTAAATGATCAATAACATCAATCTCGAAAATTTTTAATGCCTCTTTTACTTTTTTTGTCATGTCGTCATCTGCAAAACTTGGCTCCAGTTTACCGCTTGGATGATTATGCGCCATTACTATTCCAGTACATAGACTTTCAATGCAGTATTTTGCTATTAATCGAATATCTACTACCGTTCCAACAATACCGCCTTGACTTATCTTTGCGTACCCAGTTGTTTCGTTTGCTCTATTCAGCATTAAGATAAAAAAACTTTCGTAGATCTCGATGTCATCTGAATAGAAATTTTTAATAAATTTATATGCATCGTCTGGATGCGTGATCCTAATTTTTTCAAAAGTTGTTTCACTCTTTTTTAATTCATATAAACTTGCAGTTTTCATAATTGCTCAAATATTAGTTCTTTTATTAAATCTGTTTGATGTTCTGTTAAGATATTAGAAATTTCCGTTTCTTGAATGTATATCGCCAAGTCTGAAATTAAACCGCCCTCAGCTTGATCGGAATACGTTTCTGGAAAATATTCATCCAGATTAAATTCACATCTTAATTCAACGTTCCAATAGTTTACTGTAATTTCCATGATTTTTAGTTTAATAAGTTTTGAATTTCCATTTTATAAAAATTTCCTTGTTGACCAGCATTGTAATTAGCCAACCATAAAGAAATAGTTATTAATTCATCATTTGCGATTGCCCAGTTTTTAATTTTTTGAATTCTTGGCAATTCAATTGCTAACTCTGTTCTTGAAGATGGGCAGCCATTTGCAACGTTCATTTTTAAAGTAATAATATTTTTTATTACTCTAATTCCATCTATTCTAATTTCTGTATTGCTTTTCATAATTTCTAATTTTTAAATTGTTTATTTCCTTATCTGTTACAAATATATAACAAATTAATTATATAACAAGCATTTTATTGATTTATTTTTTTAAAAAAAACAAAAAAAAAGAACTGCAATCTCTTACAGTTCTCATTTTCAGTAGTTTAGCGAATAATATTTTTTATTTATTTTTTTTTATTTTTTTATGGTTTTAGTTTTATAGCGTCATCATTCAGTCGATTTAACCAACCTTTGAGAAATTTTGCATTTTTTCCGATTCCAATATTATGATAAAATTCCCTTCTTACTTCGACAAGTTTATCAAATAAAAGGTTCTTATCATGTCGATTTGCCTCTAAAATTGTTTTAGATCCTATTCGTCCATCGATTAATAAAGTTGATCCTAATTTGTTACAAGCCTTTTGAAGTTGTTTACCAGCTGGAATAATACCAGATCCCCAAGCGAAATCCGCAACCATTAAACCAATATTTAAACAGTCGAAAGAATGACCATTAACACCTTTGAAATAAAGGTTGTCGAATATTTTAAACCAATCAGCATCCGTCATTACATAGAAATCTGCATCGTCATGTGATCCAAAATAAGACTTCCATACCGCATAAGTGATTCCTTTATTAGTGTGGTATTTATGTCCATCTTTATATGGAGTAGGACAAAAGTGCGCTGAGGCACTATCGGAAAGATCCTTTGATAAACCTCCTTCCCAACGTTTCATTATTTTTATAAATTCTTCAATTGTCATTTTCTACTATATTAGTTTCAACAGTTAACTGTGATAAAACAGCAATAACACCGCCAGCAGTAATAAGATAAGGAGCAACAACAACAGTTGCTGGAATTGTTACTAATATACCGCCCAAAGTTCCTATTGCAATACCGAATTTTTTAACTTTTTGCCAGAATTTCGGAGTCGGTGCATTCCATCTTTTTTTTAATTCATTCATCGTTATGTCGTTTTATTTGATTAATTGATTTGATGCCTTCCAAAACTTTATTCATAAAAGAATAACCGAAAAGAATATTAAAATTTTCATCAATGCTTTTTATTTCGATCCAACAAATTCCGATCAAAACTAATTTAGTAAACGGCACCTGAGGTTCAACCCAGAATTGAACAGAATGACCAGCGATAATAAGTAAAAAGTAAAAAATCATTTTAGGAACGAAAGCGAACATTTTTCGACTTGAAATATCTTTTACAGTATCTTTTCCAGCTTTCATCACTCCCGTAATTGTATCAATACTAACCAGAACAATAGTTATAAAAAAAGCGTACATTATAGGCGAAAAGAATCCAATTAAAGCAATCGAAAAGAATTTAAAAAAAGTTATCATTTGAGTTTTCATGCTTTAAAAATTAAAAATTTGACTTGTTCCATCAGTAAATGTAATTAAATAATGGGTAGAATTTACATTTCTAAAAACTTCTTTGATTACTTTATCGCCAATCTTTTGACCTTCAATGAATTTTCTTTTCGCCATTACATGAATTTAGTATATTGATTTCTTGTTTTATCATTAAATTTAGCGTTTACCTTTGCCAATTTAGATAAGTCCAAATATTCTAACTCAGCACTATCAGCAATTGAAACCGCTAAATTTTTATACTGGGAAATATGATTTGTCGGATTGTGTTCTGATATATAAAGTTCACTTTCTGATAAGAAATAAAGATCAATAAATTTATCGGTATACATCGAAGTCAAAGGATCCGTATTCAAAACATATTGATTTATATTCTCTCTTTGAACGTTCTCAATAACGCGATTCTGGTAGATTAAATTATCAATTGATACATTCGGTTGTCTTTTACCGAAATAACCGTAGAAACGGATTGTATCGACTACATTAGAGGCGGTAAAGTTTATATTCTCAATTATATTAACTTGATTAAATACTCCTTTTAATCGAACGGTCATTTTTGCATGATCAACGGTATAAGGTTTTAAGTCATATTGACCCCAAAGAATTGTTCCAACTATTCCAGAAACAATGTAATTCACTTCAATCGTGTAACATCCAGCACCGTCCATAGCAAGTACACTACTCCATTCGATTGTAGCATAAAAAGCAAGTGAATCGTTTGGGAATTGATTTTTAATCGGTTGATATGTCGCGTTATTCCCATCGGAATTTTTCAAAATAAACGAACAATCGTCTGTAATTAATGCAAGTTTTATCCATGCTGAGTTTACATCGTTTTGCCAGTCATTTTCTCCCCCAGCTAAAACAAGAAATTCATCGCAACAACCTTTGCGAGTTCCAAAATCTTCGGCTGGAATTGGGCTTTTCGGTAAACTAATTACTGGAAAACTTTTCTTTGTTCTGTTATAAGCTATTGATGGCATTTATTGCGTCGTTTATTTGAGTAATAAAATTATCTGTTTTTGTTTTTTGTGATTTTGTCATTGAATCGTAATCACTTTCTATAAATTCTCCATTATCATCATAATTCATAATTCTTTTTATAGGTTTTGAAATATTAACCGTCAAAAGATTTTGAGTATTTGAAAATTCATTTATAAAAACTTGATAATCGCTTGTTAATGGCAAAGTTTTTATTGCGTTAAAATTTTCATCGTACGTAAAAATTTGTTCTCCTATAATATCGATTTTTTCTATCATTTTTTTTATATTAAAATATTTCCTTGTAAATCGTGAACGTTTGTAACGCCTTGTGTAATATTTGCATTTACTGCCGTAGTTGCCCCCTCAAAAGTATTTGAAGCATATTTTACTGTTCCAGCGGTTGATTTATATATACAATTTGCACTTGCTGAGGTTACCTGAATATTGCAACCAGTTACTGAATTTAAAGCGCTTAATTCCACACCATGACCAGCAGACGAATTGTAAAGTGTTTTAATTGTGCAATTTTTTATTCCCCCATTATTTGGATAATAACCAAAAGCCGCACCACTTGCAGCGGTTGACATTGCAGTACAATTTAAAACGTGTACTTGCCCATCGTTTCCATTACTGACAATTATTCCATAGTTTCCAGTTGAATATCCGTTACAATCTATATACTGCCCATTGTAACCGCTTAATCCAACACCAGAAATTGAAAATCCAGAACAATTTAAACTTATTGATCCACCAGATCCAACAAAACCAGTTGAGGAAGTTGAAAACCCAGAACAATTTTCTGCTTTACCATTATTTTTAAATCCACCTACACTTATAGAATGACCGCTACAATTTAATGAATTACCACTATTTACGAATGCAGATGCATAACCTCCAGCAGTTGTTGAAATAGCTGAACAATTTGTTGCCGTTCCACCATCTATTTGAATAACTGCAAAATAAACCGAACCTTTTGAAATTCCATGGCAATTAATTAAAGTTCCACTTGCACAATATATGCCATAATGAGAACTATTTGAATTTAGTTCCACATAATGATTTGACAAATTTCCAAGAGTAACATAAACTCCACTATAATTAATAACATAAGATTTTCCACCATTTAGATAGCAATTTGCATTATTTAATAAAATACAAAGCGCGCCAGTTGTTGAGAATATTGCGGTTGTTTTTATATTTGATGCTCCTGATAATGAAAGACAAACATTATCAGTTAAACTTGTTGTTCCACCAGTTCTAATAATTTTAATATTGTCAATTGAACAATCAACCGCAACACCTCCATCAGTAAAAGTATTATTTGATCCAGTTTTATTTAATGTATAAGTATGTCCGTTTCCATTTATATTAACTCCATTTTTTAAAGTAACCGCCCCACTTGTTTCGGTATAATCTGAAAATAATTCAATAGTTTGTCCACTTGTTGCTGAAGCCATTGCAAGAATCAAAGTTGCATAATATGTATAAACACCGCTTGAATCAGTAATTCCAAAAACACCAGAAGCGCCAGAAACCGTCCATGATCTATTTGCAGATAAATCATAAGTAGTTCCATTTATTGTTAACGTTCTTGTTGTTGCTACTTTATTATTAAATGTAGTCCAATCAGTTGAACTTAAATATCCGTTTACACTTCCACTTGCAGTTGGTATCGCTTTGTTTTTCCATAAAGACGTTGACGTTTCATATTGAAGAATATCGTTGTTTGTAACCGAGGAAATCGCAACATTGTGAAGTTCTTGTAATTCGTAACCGTTTTGAATTCTATAAACAATAGTTCCATTTGTTGGACTTGTACGAACTACTTTACCCATATAAACCAAATGATCTGGCGCGGTTGGTTTCACGTTTGTAATATATCCAGCAGTAGTTGGACTTAGATAAATTGTATCTCCATCAACAAGGGTGTCGACTGTGAATGGGTGCGTGGCAGTTGATCTTGTATCTAAATTGTCAATTGCTCCAATAGTAACACAATTTCCATCAGCATTGTTTAAGATATTGTTTTCAATTACTCCAAATGTACCAGCACTTGTTGCCTCAACGTCTGCCCTTGCTTTTACAAAATTAGGTCGATTTCCAGTTGATCCAAGAATATAAACGATTGTTCCTTTGTAAAGAGTAGATCCAGTTGAGTTCCTTCCAACTGTTACCATTTTATCAGCACTCGCAAAAGTTGGAATATCTAATGCAGTAATAAAAGGATTCAATCCATCTGCTCCATCGTTTGTTAAATCTGAGGTTAATGTTGGAACTGTGGGAAGATCCAAAGCGGTAATAAATGGGTTAATTGTATCGTCTCCATCGTTTGTTAACTCAGATGTAAGAGTTGGAACGGTTGGAATATCTAAGGCGGTTATATAAGGATTTATTGTATCAGAACCATCGTTTATTAATTGCGAAGTCAATGTTCTTGTTCCGCGTGTTGGAGAAACAAATAATTGACCGTTTGCATCAACAACGGTACAAATTCCAACAAAAACTTGATCTATATCAGTTCCTACAACAGTCAAAGATTGTGAGGCAACGTCCCAGAATATTTTTTGCCCAACTGTTAAACCGACCGTATACCAATTATCTAAGAATCCGTTTTGAATAAAAGTCCCAGAATTTCCGTTTAAAATATCTTCATTTGCTATAAAGATTTGACTAAGTCCAACGTTTGAAAAACTTGACGAAAGCAAAGCGATTTCTGGTAAATCTAAACCACTTGCGCCACTTAATTCGACCGCCATTCCTTTTGAAATTGTGTCTCCAGTATTGTTTTTAAAAGTAAAAGAAGAACCCAAATTTAGATTAGTATTCAAAAAATCAATTAACTGAGTAATCGTTAATTTTTTACTCGTGTAAATACTTCCATCGAATTCCGATATATCAATTAAACTTGTTACATCTGGATTCCCAGCACTTGCAGGATATTGTGTAATTTTCTTTCCCATTATTCTATTATTTTGGTTTCTAAATCTTCTGTTATTTTTTCAATTGTATTTTCAGTTATTTTCATTGAATAAACTGGATTGTTATTTATTCCTAAATCACTAACCTTTGACGTAAAACTATACATACTATCGAACAAATTTAGTGTTTTTAAATTACATTCGTAAATAATTGTATAAGCATCTGGACGACTTTCAACTAATCTAAGGTATTCGTTGCCAGTTAATGGATTTAAAGCAGTAACATCAGCATCGACCTCGGTCGAAATAACGAAGCGCGGTTGTGATTCAAAAGATTCAATTGTTATCTGTCCGTATGGGTAATCACTCCACGGACTTTGATCCTTCACGTGCGTAGCCTTAACTGTATATTCTCGTCCTTTAATTATTGAATCAGAAGATGACATCGTTTCCATGTCGATTAGTTCAATCGTTGAGGTTACTTTTCCACCAACGTCATAACTTACTGGTCGTAATAATGAATAGTGATAATCAAGCACTCCATTTCTAATAATACCTATTTTCAATTTTAATTGACCATTTGTTCTGTAATTTATCCAGTTTCTATTGTTTGTATTGGTTGATATCCAAGGCGCGGTTGCATTTAATTGTTTGATCCAATATTCCCAACGTATCAAAAATGGATAATAAAGGCGAAGTTCAACACCATCAACAATACTGTTTTTTAAATATAAATAACTTTGTTTTTTTGCGCTCGCGGTTGGTAAATTGTTACTCACATTTTGCGTTTGATTAGTCCAAAAATCAAAGTCCTGAGTTGAAATATCATAAACCATTTTTTCAAGTACAAATTCAGCATCGTTTGAATTTTGAACGCAAACAACACTAACTTCAACTGCTGTGTTTACGTCCTCGCTAAAAAGTTCAAAATCAATTATTTCTGCTAAATCGTCTTCAATATTCTGGTCACTTGCAGTTTGATAGCCAGTAATTCCCATGTCGTCATGATTGCTATTATCGTCATGATTTATGATTTCCTCAAATGTCGGAGTAAATTCAACTCCGACTGGGTACTGAAATTCTAATTGACCGCCAAATAATAAACAGTTTGTATTTCCAAGTTTAAACCATACGTAAAAAAGTCGATCTGTGTCGCCTCTTGTCTCTATAAATTTACCGAATCCATCCGATATGTCATAACGTGGGTTTATTGTTATTGATCCGCTAAAATTTGTGCCAGTTCCAACGGTAGTAACAATTAAATCCGTTAATGTCAAATCAAAATATTCATTCAATAAATAATCAGATGAATAAACAGTTCCTACATCTGCAATTGAAATTAAACCAGTTTTAAGCAGTTTTAACAAAGGATTTTGGTTTGGAAAGACATTCAGGTTAAAGTGATCGTCAAAGGTCGAATAACAAGCGCCTATTTCAAATTCGGTTTCTGTTAAATTATCAATTGTAATCGAAAAACTATTTGTTGATTCTAAATTAAAAGGTAAAGTTGACCATTGAACTGGTAACAAAGTAATCAAAGATATATTACTATTGTAAGCCTCGTCAAATACCCCAGTATTTCCATTAACTGAATAATATACGTCTGAGGTTTGAACGTCCCCAGAAACAGTTTTTAAAGCCAATTTAGCAACTAATTTTAAACATTCAGAACCAACGTATCGGTCTTGAAATAACATTCCAAAATCGGTAACTTTCCACGCAATCGTATAATTGTAAATTTCAAGTGAGTTAAACGGAGTTGATTCGTCATCGTTTCTGGTAATCAATGGAGTTTCAATTTCAAATGATCCAGATTGTTTTCCAACTTGAACCAATGGAGTAGAAGAAGCACCGTTTGTAATTACCAAAGTATTCATTGCTTCCAATAAAAACCTTTGACTTTCATTGTCGATTAACGAGTTCATTGTCGGAGTTGCTGAAGTGTTGAAATTATCAGTCCAATTGACATTTAGTTGTAATTCTTCTTTTTGTTTGTTTACCCAGAATTGCCAGATATGACCAGTCGGAGGCGAATAATTATTATATGCTGGCAATCCACTAACCACGATAATTAAATCAGTTGGTATGGATAAAATTGTAAATGTATAAATTCCAGTTCCTGAGTTAAATTCGTCATAACCTTCGTGAGTAATTACGTCCCCAACTCTAAAACCTTCTTCAATCCAACTTCCAGTCGATAATTTAATTTCTCCAGTTAATTGTGAATATGTAATTTGTTGCATCAATGAAGAAGTAATACAACAAGAATTTGAAAAGTTTATTTCACAACGAATTCTGTCCCCAGCATTTGCAGTATAGATATTAAAATTATCTCCATAAATATCTTGAAAAGAAACGTTATTTATTAAAGTTGGCATTCTGTATAAGGTTTTGAAGTTTATCTATATCCTTGTTTGCAATTGCTTTTTCAATCTCATCATTGAAATTTAAAAGTTCTTGTATTTTTTGTTTTTCCTCAACTATTTCAGTTCTTAAAAGTGCTTCGCCTAAATTATTTTTTAAATCCTTTTGATTCTGAGATAATTTTGTTAAAACCGCGTTCAAATATTCATCGTCCATAATCTTTATTTTATGTAAATTTAGAAAATTTTTGTCAAAGTTATATTGTTTTTGAAAATAACATTCGGAAGTTTATACGAAACCAATGCAAAACCTTTGGCATCAAAGTATTCAATCTTTGTTATTTCGCAATTTATTCCGTCAATTATTGCATAATTATTATTTAAAATTTCAACAAAACTAACTGAGTTCATCGGTATTTTTACATTTTCCTTAATTGTGAATTGATATACTGCTGGGTTGTTTATTGAATGAAAGTTGGACCATAAATTAATAGGACTCAATAAGTCATCAGAACTTGAACTCATTTTTTCGCTCCCATCGTGAATAAAAATCTTCGTTCTGGAAAAATATTGTTGCGAAAGTTGTATATAACCGAGTTTTGATTTTGATCCAGATAAATTAGAATTTGCCAGTCCGTCAATTATTTTAAATAAACCATCAAAATATTGTTCCAGCCAAGTAAATTTCTTTTTACTGGTTGTCATTGAATAGGGAATATTTATATCTGTAAGACCTTTAATAAGGTTTAAATCCGCGTTTACTATGTTTGTTCTGTCAAGTGAAAGTTCTGTATTTCCGAATTCAAAGCGATCGATAGTGTTTATATCTGAATAATCTGTTTCGTATTGGATTAAATATCGTTTAAACAACCTTGAAAAATCATACGTATATTGGTTTTGTGCCTCAGATTGTAGAACTAAGGACGAATTTATATTGTAAAGAGATTGATCCAGCCAGAAGTCCCAACGTTCCAACCATACAAGTCCATTAATAACCCTTGTTTTTGCATTAAACATTGATTCCATAGCAGAAACCAACGTGCCGAGTGTAGGGGTAACATCAAGCGCGGAAGGAAAACCATTTTGAAAACTTTGATCCAAATCATTTTGAAATACGTCATACCACTTTTTGTCTACTTTATTTTGAGGAACTGGAAGCAAAACCATATTTTTATACGTGCCTTCAATGATTGATGATTTAAAAGTATATCCTAAATGTGCGCATCCTTTTTGCATTAATTCCAGAACGGTACAAACATTAAAGTATCTAACTTTTGGTATAGTTAATTCAATCATTCTTTGAATCAGTTTAAACGCTTGAAAAATCAAAACTGCAATAAACACAATCTGGATTGCTAATCTTATTGCAGCCTCAATTGCTTTACCCTGAGAGGCAAAAGGTAAATATCCAATAATCGCGGTAAATTCTTTAACTGTATTGGCAATTTCATTCGTTTGTTGCCCGATTGTGATTGATATTGAAAACAACGATATAGAACACGTTAACGCTTGACCTACTGAATCGGTTGGTAAAATTTGATAGCCAACCGTTCTTTGGTTTATTGTCAACTGAGTATTCAGATAATCAAATGTCAACCCTTCAGCATTATCAAAGAAATTATCATGCGCATTTCTTTTTTTTATTTTGACTTCGATTTCACGATCCTTTACTGTAAATGAATCCGTAAAATCAATATAACATGAAAGATTTTGACTATCAGCAAACTGAATATCGTACGGAAGTCCCTCAAATAAACCGACATTCTGTAAATGATCCATTACCATTTGTTTGCCTTCATTCGGCAATACTATTGTATCTGTTGTTAATTTATTTTGATCAATCTTTGCAGAAAAATCGCACGTAATTCCAATATCAAAAATGTTTCGAGGAGTAATTTCAACTGAATTTATAAAATGTTTCATATTTCTTTCTATATTTGTTTCAATACTTTACGTTTATTTTCCAATATTTCAAAGTATAAGTCCTCAGATTGCTCGGTCTGGGGACTTTTTATTTATGAAAATCTTGTAATATTCCTAACTGTTTGACGAGTGTTCTTTGTCGATTCAACTACGTGCATAACACCCCCCAGAATTTCGCCTACCTCAACGTTCATTTCTGGTTTATTTAAGATAGTATTATTCAGTTGATCCAGTTTCTCAACAATCACATCGTTAGAATAATTTGTTTCAATCAATTCAATATTTGTTTTTCCTTTCGCCATAATTTTACCTCTTAATTTGTCCTCAGCCAATTGTGCAATTTCTAAGGTTGTCATGTTTCCAGTCATTTTGCTTAAAGTAGGGTTTAAAATCTTTTCTGATCCATCTACTCGAACTATATGACCATCACGACCGCTTAATTGTGGCTTTCCGAGGCTTTCTCCAATCGTTCTTTCCGTTCCTTTATAGAATGTAGGTAAAGAGTTAATAAATGCCGTTAAAACAGATATATCACTAATTGTTTTAACTATTGGACTTTTTTCATTATTTGCAACATTTGCAGTATAGGAAGTAAATACCGATTCCGCTAATTTTATCCGTTCTTGTTTCTTTATTTCTTGTGCTTTTTTCTTGTTTTGTTCAATAGTTAATTTTTCATTTTGTGCAAGTGATTTCTCAGCAGTAATATTCCCATTAACTGCTAATTGTTCTAAAAAGTTTTTCTGTGTTGTCAAAGCATCAATTTCTTTTTCTGCTTGTGCTATTTTTTTATCACTTTGTTTTAAAAAATAAGTTGCAGACATTTGAGCAATTTTATTCATTCCTTCAAAAAGTCGCTTAGTATTTTCGAGTTTTTGATCATTTGCGTTTTTCTCAATATCGATATTTTCTTGCGCGGATTCTTTTGCTAAATCATTTATTTTATCTGAGTGAGTCTTTAAAGCATCATAAACACCATCATTTAATTCATTTATTTGATTGTTTTTATCTTGTTCAATTTTTAAAATTTCATCAGCAGTTTTTTCTGCCTCTAATGTTTTTTTAGTTTGCAAATCTGTATTTGATTGTTCAACTAATGCATTCAGTTCTTTTTGTTTTACCAAATAATTAGTTTCAATTTTTGCGGTTGCCTCCGGGGTTATTCCTTCCTGAGCCAATAAAGTCTTTTTTTCAAGATCAAGTTCTTTTTGTTTCTCTATTGCAAATGCTCGAAATTCTTTTTCTAATTGATTAATTTTAAAATCTAAATTATCTTGCGCTTGTTTCTTCTTTAAATTTGTTTCTTCTTGAAGGAGTTGTTCCATTAGATCAACATTCGCAACACCAGTTTCCTCAGCGAGTCTTATTTGTTTATCGTATTCGGCTTTTATTTCATCTGTTTTTAAATCAATTGCTCTATTTTTATAGATAGCATCTAATTCGTTTAGTAAATCGGCTTGTTCAGATATTGTTTTATTTAAGTCCTTGAAAGTTATATTCAATTCTTTTAAAGATGTATTTTTATTATTTGTTCCTTCAATTATAAGATCTTCTGTTTTTTTACCATATTTATTCTGTAAATCAATAACAGTTAAATTATGAAGTTCATTTTGTAGCTCAATATTATAATCGGCTAAGCCTTGTTTTTTAACTTCCAGTGCTTCAATCTGACCTTGTTCTCTACCTCTAAGAACACTTGTTTTAGCACCTTCTTTTTCTTGTACTTTTATAGTTGCTTGTAATAAACCTATTTGATTATTTGCATCTTCTATTTCGTTTTGTATTTTACCAAAAATATCAAAATATTCAGTTTTTGAAGTTCTTGTGTAAAAATCTGAAACCTCTCTGAAATATTGTTTTGAAGTTAAAAACGCGATTCTTTGTTTATTTGCATTTGATTCTAAAATTTTACCACTTGCAACATCAAGTTCTAATTTTTTACGATTACCTTCTATTTCATCGCTTATTCCTTTTATAAAAACTGCGTTTTGTCTTAATGCAGTTTTTTTAGATTGTTCAAATTGTTCCATTTTAGCGGTTGCAACATTTGCGCCAGTTGCTATGTTATAAAGAGCCTTTGTAAGTTCAATCGCTAAATCCAAAGCAACTGCAAATCCGATAGTTTTTAAGGCAGTACCAAATGCCTTTGCACTTTTACTCGCTTGTTCTTGACCGTCTGCAAGTTTTTTAGTTCCAGTTACCGCACTTTTTAACCAACCACCCAAATCAGATAAACTTTTTCCCTCTGTTTTATTCCATAAAGTTTTTATTTTTTGTATAGCAATTGAACCATAATAAGCGGCAGTTAATAAAGTGATTGATTTTAAAATTACACCTAAATTACGACCTAAAAATCCAAGTGTTTCTGTTAAAACAGCACTTGCACCCTTTCCAGAAGAAAAAGAAAGTACTATTTGATCCCAACCACCTTTTAATTCGATTAATGCTTGATTTAATGTTTTTGTTCTTGCAGTCGCTTGTTTGTCAACGGTACCTTTAGTCTCCATTTCTTTTGTTAACTTTTTTATTCCGTCAACATTCATTAATAAGTTCTTAGCCGCAACAATGTTTTCAAGTCCAAAAATCTTAACTTGAGCCGCCTCATTATTTAAAATAGGAGTTAATTCTTTTAATCTATCAGCAAAAGGAACACTTGTATCAGATAATTTTTTCATATCTATACCCATTTGAGCAAGATAATCTCTTGCTTTTTTGGGTAATGCTTCTGGAGCCGACAATTTTAACATTACATTTCTCAAAGCAGTTCCAGCCTCAGCACCTTTTACACCTTTTGACGCTAACATTTCAATCAAGGCAGTACTTTCTTGAATAGAAACATTTGAAGTTTTTGCAACTGCACCAAATTCTAATAATGATTCCGTTATTTTAGGAATTTCAGCAGCACCAAATAAAGCACCATTTGCAAGTACATTTATAAATTCTCCGGCCTTTTCAGCTGGTGCATTAAATTGATTCATTGCATCTGTTAACCTCGTGGCTGCATCTGGTAACTCCATGCCAGATGCGTGTGAAAGTTTAATTGCTGCCTCAGTTACCATATTTAATGCTTCTGCATTTTTTAATAATTCAGGTTTTGCAGAACCAATTAATTTATATGCTTCAATAACATTCTTCGCACCACCTTCAACACTTTTTCCAAGTTCAACGGATTGTTCTTTAAAAAATTCTAAATCCTTTCCACTTGCTCCAGTAATTGAAACAAGATCGGCAATAGATTTATCAAATTCTAAAATTGTTTTACTTGCAGAACGCACAATTGTTCCAACTCCGAAAGCAATTCCAAGCGCTCCAAGTCCACTTCTTAATCTATCCAATCCACTTGAATAATTACCTACATTTCTGAAATTATCTCCAACGGTTTTGTCTAATTTTTTAAGTGCTTGATCTCCTTTTTGTGCCTGCCTTGTTACATCATTGAATTTCCTTTCCAGATTTCCGTATTCTTTTGTATTTTTCTTCCCAGCACGTTCAAGTTCCAATAATTCAGCACCTAACTGTTTGGAAGAATTTTTTAATTCACGTGTATTTTTTTCAAGACGTTTATACGCGTTCGATTCGTCATCAATCGACTTTTGTTTTCTGGCATTTATTTTCTCTTGTTTTTCGTCATCAGTTAACTTTGTTCTTGCCGATTTTATTGCTTGATCCTGAAGTTTCAATTGTTCTTTTTCCACTCTAATCAGTTCTTGTTGAGCCTTCGCCTTTAACGCGTTTGCTTTTTCAAGTTCTTGCATTACTTTCACTTGCTCTTTGCTTACAGTAGTTGCAGATTTAGTCGCTTTTATAAATTCGTTAAGCTCTTTTGTAGTATCAAATTTGGCAGTTTTCATAGACGATTTAATCGTTTTTGCCATTACGACAAATTGATCGTTCATCAACTTTAATTTGCTAATCGAGGCATCAGCAGAATCAATTAAATTCTTGAAAATATCCTTTTCAACTATATCCGTTCTTTTAATTTGCTTTGCCATATTCCTCAAGTATTAAATAATATTCGCTTAATGTTATAATTTTCCAGTCTAATCGGTAACCAATCCACTTTGATAAATAAATCAATGTTTTTTCTATTGAAATATCGACCGCGTCTTTCTGGATCATTTCCCTAAGTTTTTCTTCTTGTATTTCTATTTCTGTTAATTTAAACAATTCGCCAGTAATTATAAAATCACATTCCAGAACTGTTTTTTGTTTCATTAAAGTTAGTAATTTTTTATAGTGTTTGCTTAACCCTCTTTTCACTATATAATCGTCATAAAGTTTTTCCCATGCCTCAGATAATTGCAATTCATTTACCTCGGTATCTATATTCAATAAAATAAATTTCAAATTTCCTTCATTAATCTTTGCCCAATTATATAAAGGAATTTCATCAATTGATTCGTAAAATGTCGCGAGCATAATTTATATATTTTACTTTTAATTCCTCAGTTAATTTGTCTTTATTCTCGTCTGTAAGACCGACAATTCCATCGCCCAACCATTTGAATAGGTCGGTAGTTATTCCACTCTCAGCATCAACCTTTAAACCTTGACCATCGATCTCAAAGTATTCGTTTAATACATCAATAAAAAGTGATTTGTAAAAGTCGCCAGTATCGTACAAAGTATATGGAGTTCCTTCTTTTTTTTCTGGGTTGATTATTTCAGTCCATTTTGAGTATAGTCCCATAATGTCGCCGTCCTCATCTATTCCTTTTTGGAGTTGATCATTACGAATCCAGTCTAAAATTTTCTTTTTTAGTGTAGGATCAAATGCCTGAAACCATACGACTGACTCTGAAATAACCTTCGTTCTTTTCAAAATATCGCCTAAATCGTTATTTAAGAAATCAATCATATTTTTGAATTTAAAAAGTAAAGGTAAAAAAAAAAGAGGTACAAACGTACCCCTTTTAAATAAATCAAAATAAATGATTACAAAGTAAGGTTATAAACACCTACATAACCAGTTTTTTGTACTGTCAAAGTTAATGGAGTTAACAAAGGAGTTGTTGCGAAAGCCAACGCATATCTGTTAGAATTCACACCAGTTCCAGCAGTAACACCAGAAATTGAAATTGCAATTCCAGTTGTTGAATTTACAAGAGTGAAATCTCCAATTAATAAACCAGATACTTTGATTGGATTTAAAGCAGTTCCGAAGTCCAAAGTAGCATCAACAGTCAAAGAAGTTGTTGTGCTTGCAGTTTTAGCCAAAACAACGTCTAAAAGACCATCTAATGAATTGAAATCTGTTCCAGCTTCATCGCCAGTAATCAACCACATTGTAGACTCGTCAAACAATCTGTAAAAGTCAAAACCTACCATGATTTTAGGAACCGTTGTATCGGTTGCGAACATCATTTTAGCATCGAACGATTGATTGTCAACTGGAATAGGATAAAGACTGTTTCCAACCTTAGAACCTACTAAATTTCCGTTAATATCAACGATGTAAACACCGAATTCAACACATCTATTATCTTGAATTTTACCTAAAAGTTGAGTTGTACCGTTCCAAAGTTCCCCAGTAAATGATCTTTTACCTTGTTTGATGAATATTTTACGACCACTTGGAGCCTCTTCAAATGTTGAATCCGCTTTCGGAAGTTCAACTTTTTCAAAAACTGGCAAAGGAAACCATCTCAAAGAAGAATCCGATTGATTGATCAAAGCATTGATTGAAGCCAAAGTTGGAGCCGTAGCCAGATCCAAGAAGTTCAAAGTTCCAGCAGAATTTTCCAATGGCACCATAATTAATTTACTTGTTACTGATTGAAGAGTAACACAGTTCGGAGTTCCAGTATTGGAAAGTCCACTATCACATTTGCATCCTAAAGACATAATATTAAATTTTAAAAGTTAGTATAAAAGTGCTGAGGCAATTAACCCCAGCACCGTTTTAAATTAGTCAAGTAAAGCAACGATTGCATCAGTAAAGTTACCAGCAACAAACGCTCCGTAATGATTTGTTTTAACGTAATGTGTTGCTCTTGCCTCACATAATACTGTAAATAAATTTTTAGTGAAATCATCGTTTACGAATCCTACTTGAATGTTCATTTCTTCACGAACTCTTAAATTAGATTTTGTGAAATCTCCAACTAAGAATGTATCAACATCGATACCAGTATTAACGATTATTTCGATACCGTTGTATCTTTTTACTCCGTTTAAATCTGTGTATATCATTGGTTGAGTATATTCTCCGTAAACTGTTTTAGTTACGTCAAATTTAGCCACATCAGTAGGGTGCATTACGATATAATTTGGTTGAAACAAAGCAGTTTCAATTTGAGCAATCGCAACACGAAGAACATCTAATTGATTCGGAATAGCAACTTGACCAGCGAATGATCCAACCGCCCATGGAGTTGCATTTTCTAAGATACCTACTAAGTTGTTTCCAGTTCCATCTCCAGATAAGATTTGAGCATCTAATTTCAAAGCAACCAATTCCATTAATTCAGTGTTGATTTCTCTTTGCATGAAAGGTAAATCAGAAATCATTTCCTTAGAAACTTTGATGAAAGCAGTAATTTTTTGAGTAACCGCTTGACGTTCTACAAGGTCAAAAGAAGATTGAGATTTATCAGCACCCTCAGCAGTCATATCCGCGCCACCTTGAATGTTTGCTTGTTCAATGTAAGTGATATACTTAGATAAAGTAACACCAGCATTTACAATTTGGCGAAGGAATGGCGCGCGTCTTACGATACGAGTAACACCTTGTTCTAATTCAGTCAAAGCAATAACACCACCTGAATAGTTGCCATCAATTGTCATTGTTCCAGCAGCCTTAATGTCCAAAGAAATCACCCCACCTTTTGAAGATAATTCTTGAATTTTATCAAGGTTTTTTTCATAAGTGCTTGCGATACTTTCGCCGATACTTTTGAAAGTTGTTGATCCAACAATCTTTGCTTCTTTCATTCCTTCAATAGTTCCCTCTAATTTCGCAATCGCTACTTTTAAATCACTATTATCGTTTTTTCCTACTAATGTAGTTAATTCGCTTTTTAAAGCCTCTAATTCAGTCTTATTAACTGAGTCCATTGTTTTTTCAGATATGATCGTATTAATTTTTTCGATCACTTGTTCTGGAGTTAAATTTTCCATCTTTGTTTTGTTTTTAAAAATTAGTATTCATTTATTTATTTATTGTGTTAGGCTTTTTTCATGTAGTGTAAACGGCTACATTTATAAAGTTAACATTCACAATTTCCCTTGAATTTCTGTAAAGTTACGGATAAAAGTAAACCAGACAAATTTGCGTCCAATATATTTTTTTCAAAACCTTGTGCCGATTCCGTTCCGAACCTACTAAAATATTTAATATCTACTTTTTCAATCGTTTTATAATTCCTATTCTTTTTGATTACTTTTAAAAATTCATCTTTCAATGCGATCATTGGTTGAACAACTTGCGCTTTATGATCAGCAGTATAAAAGTTTTTAATATCGGTTTCATCCAGAAAAAAGATTTTACAATCAACAGTCCTTTCAAGTGCCGATTCCAAGCCTTCTTCTTTTTCGTCAAATGTATCTAATAACCAAACCAAAGGAAGTTTATTGCTTGCCAGATTGCTTGCCTTGCTCCATTCTAAGTTAGTCGCTATCTTTGTTCCAGTTATATCGAAAGGCGCGTTTAAAATCAAAGTATCTACTATTACACCAGTTTTTAAAGTGATTGATTCATTGTAAACTACATCGGTAATTATTGACGACTGAGGAAAACCATCAATGTCGAACCCAGTTACTGTTTTACCCTTTCGCGCCCATTTAGTGTTGCACGTATAATAAACTAAATTATCCTGAATCGCAACCGTTATTTCATTTGAAATCTGGTCGACTAAACCGTTGAATATCTTACTAAATTCTATCATAGCCAGTGAGCGTATTGTTTTGCTTGACCTCTAAAACTTGGATATGATCCTGAGTTGTAAAGTATATAATCTTGAATCGCTTGAAACGTTTTAACTGCATCGTTGTACTTCCCATAAATAGTTGTAATTGCACCCTCAGAATTTTCACTTTTTTGTGTTACCGTTCCGGCCAAAGTGTTTGCAGTGATAAAGTCCTTCATATATTCAAAATAAATGAATCCGATTAACATTTCTTTAATTCCATACGAATATAAAATAGTCCAGTATTGCATTCCGTTTTGCCAATGGAAAGGTTCGTATATAAACGAGAATAAAGGATCTAATGGAATGTGATCCAGCTGAGCGTTCGCATCTAAATAATAAGCATTAAACAAGTCAACACCTAACATTTCAACGAGGTATCTCAGTTCATATTTTTGTATATAAGCGTCAATATTAGCAGTATCGTACATTCCTTGATGTATTTCAAACTTGCCAACAAAGTCCGTACTATTAACATAGAATCCCATAATTCGATTTAATATAGTGCATTGCTAATTCTCCAGTAATTCTTCTTTTTTTCTCTTTTGAATATTTTTGTGGGACATTTTCATTAAATTCAAAATCATAAAATTGTCTAAAGTTTAACCTTGGGCATTCTCTTTCTTTATATTGTGCAAGTTTTATCTTTTTTTGTTGTTCGGCTTTTTTGCGCTCGTCTATTATTTTTCGCATCTCGATACTATGGTTCACAAACCAAGTTTTTTGTCCTCTTATAGGAGTTCCATTTTGTTCCTCTACATTTAATGCTGGTTTCTTTGCCATCTTATTTTAGTTTATTTTTGTTATTACTTCATTCCAGTTGAATGCTTTTACTTCTGGAATAATTATTTCGTTTTCTATTTTGATTATTTCAATTTCTTTTTTTCCTTCTATATTAATTAGTGCGAGTTCTTGTAATTGAGAGGTTAAAAATTTGTGTTTCATTTCAAGCGAATAAAGTCTTTCGTCCGTCCCTTTTCCGTTTAATATAGATTTCATAACGACGCCAAGTTCCGCTGTGATTTCGTTTACTATGTCGTTTTTATTTTCGCCTTTACTCACTTGAATAACGGGCGTTAATTCATTTGCTCCCCAAAGAACAGCCGATCCCTCCCAAAGTGCAACCTCAGCAATTTGAAAATATCCTCCTCCTTCAATGCCAGAATCCTCAATAAATTTTGTTTTGTCCGCGATATATTTAAAACCGATCGAGTGTTCGCGAATTATTTCGTCTTGGTAATCCAAAAAAGCATCGTTTCCGAGTGTCGAATTTCCTAATTTTGCAACGGCAAAAAGTCCGAAATCGTCCTCCTCTAATGTCGTAAATTTACCAATTGACATTTCCCAATTGTGATAACGAAGGAACGCGATTTTTCTATTTGATACAGAATTAACACCTTTTTCGATCAAAGATTTTTTAAAACAACCTTTTAATAATAAATCTTTGTCGGAATCTATGTTACCGAAGTGGCTTAAATACATGGCTACCTCTCTGGTTTCCAGATTAATATCTTTAATACCTAAACTTTGGTTTTTTATTTTATAGGACGAATTGTTTTTATTATCCATAATTTTTTTAAATTTGTTTTACAAATATAAATTTTTTTATTATGAATCTAAACTTTTGGGACGCTTTTTTTGGTCGATACGAAAATACTTCAAAAAGATACATCGATCAATTTTCGCCAAATGTACATTCTGGCAATAGATATATAAACGAATATTTCGGAAAAAAGAAAGCGGTTTGGATTGATACTTCGAAAGCTTTTCAACATTACATAGAAATCCCAGAATTAAGAACAGTTGTAAATCGAAAAGCCAAAATGATTAGTTCTGGAATTCCTTTGTTATATAACGATAAAGGCGAGGAGGTTTTGGATCATTGGGTGCTTGACTTAATAAAGAATCCCAACCCGACTCAATGCTGGGACGAAGTTATATATTCAATGGCTGTAAACGACGCCCTTTATTCGACTTCTTTCCTTTACGCTCCTAAGCGATCATTCGGAATAGTTAATCTTTTATTGCCTTTAGCGTCGCACAAAATGCAAATTAACACAAGCGGAAGGACTTTAAAACAGATGGATTCTGGCGGTTTAATCGATTCATACGTTTATAATTACTCGGAGGACGCGCCTCAAAAGTTAAAATTTGAGGAGGTTATTATGCTTCAAACTACGGACGGAATGAACTTATTAAATCCCGTTTCGATAATTGATAGTTTAAAATTTCCTCTTTCAAACATACGCGCCCAATATAATAAACGTAATGTACTTTTGGAAAACATGGGTGCTATTGGTATCTTATCAGCAAAGAAGTCGGACATCGGCGGTGCTTTGCCAGTTACTCCAGAAGAAAAGAAAAAGATCCAACGTGATTGGTACAATAGATCCAAAGACGAAGTTTTGATTACAGAAACAGAACTTCAATGGAATCCAATGTCGTACCCTACTAAGGACTTAATGTTATTCGAGGAATTGACTGCTGATAAATTGGCGGTTATCGATGCCTTCGGATTGAACTACTATGTTTTTAGTAATGAAAACGGATCAACGTTTTCAAATGTACGAGACGGAATACGAATGGCTTATACGGACACGATCATTCCTGAATCGGATAAAATTTATGACAACCTGACTGAACAACTTGGATTGGATAAAGAAGGGTTACGATTAAAAGCACATTTCGATCACATTCCAGTTCTTCAAAAAGATATGTTAGAAAGTAGCCAAGCATTAAATTCACGTGCTGAGGCATTGAATAAAATTATTTTATCTGGAGTTGTTTTAACTGAGGACGAAAAAAGAGCCTTGTTAAATATTTAACGTCTGAAATAATTATTCCTTTTATACGAGTGATACCATTTTTTGTACTTAATTGTTGATCCACTACCGTTATAAGCATCGCATCGCATTGTATTATGTTTTGCACACCCAGATAATATAATTAAAATAAATAATAGTTTCATATTGTCAACTGTGTAAACATTGCCTTTATAAACATACATAAACCAGCCAAGCAATCTGGAGCGTCATCGTGTTTGTTTTTTCCTTCCTTTGAAAACATTTTTACATTCTCAATAAATTGTTTGTAATGGAATGTTTCATCGTCCACAAAGATAAACGAATTATTTATAGTTGCACTTTGCATAATAATTCTCGTGATTTTATTTTGTGTATTATGTACTTGTAGGATCTTTGCCTTAGTCAAGTGTTGAATGTTACGTCCGAACATCGCACCCATTGAATTGGACTCTATTCTGCAATAACTCACTTTCCATTTATCCAATTTTTCAGCACACAAAGGAATGGTAATATCTGTATTTTCTTGACTGAATAAATAATCTACAATAAAGACTTTGTTTTTTATTATTGCACAAATTGCCATAGCAGTATAATCCTTTCCCTGATCACTTACATCAATATAGGCAATAGTACCTTCAATTTGGCTTTTAAGTGCGTTAAATTCGTTTAAATAAATAATATTAAGATTAGAGAATAAACGTCCTTCGCTATCTACTGGGTTTTGCATATACTCAGCGGACCATATATCTGGATTGATTCGATCTTTAATATCTAAATATTGGGCGGTTGTCATTACATCTGAACAAAAGGTTTCTTCTTCTTTGTTTAATGCTGGCACAACTATACTTTTATCATATCGGTTTTTTTCTATATTCTGACCTATTACATCATTAATCGACCATCGAGTTCCTATATCAATTTTACTGCATTCCCTTTCAAGTCTACTATCGTGGGTTGCTTCCTTCCATTGAATAATACGATCGTTTTGGGTTTCGCTAAGTGCGTCCTCAACACCTCGATAAAGATCATCTGTTATTGCTAATTTTGTCGCTCCAAATCCTATAATAGTTCCACCTACTCCAGCGCCAAAGTAACCGACTTGTTTCGATTGGTTTGTATTCCAACCTTGCAAATTTGCCTTATCGTCTGACAAAGTTACTGAAGGAAAAATTAATTTGAATTTATCGGATCTTAGTATATTTCTTACATCGTAACTGAATTTTAAATATAGGGTTGCAGTACAAGTGTTGCGCATGATTGATTCATCTGGATTACGACCTAATGTCCAAGCACAAAATAAAGACGTTATATAAGACTTCCCAGCACGTGGAGGCATTGAAACATTTAATGATTTAATTTTGTTTTCCTCAACCTCTTGGAATGCTTCGGCGATCTCTTTTAAAAATAAACGCTTAGCAAAAAATTCATTGTCATAAAACAAACAGAAAAACCAAAATTCACGTTTTGATAATTCACGTTTTAATAACTCCTTTGCTTGTTGTTTATGTTCATTCATTGTCTTTTAAAAGGTCTTTTATTTCATCTGTACTGAGACTGGATAAATCTATTTCAGTATTAGTTTGTTCTATTTGTTGAACTGGCGCACCGTAACCGCTATCCATTAATGCACGATATGCTTGTACGTCTCCCTCACGTGCCTTTTTTATAAGCGCTAAGGTCATTAAATCCTCTTGGGACATATTTTCATTGTCGCCAGTCAAAGGATTCTTTAAATTCTGATTTACCTCTAACCAATGCCTCGCTATTGTACTTCGATTCTTTGATCCTTTCGGTCTTCCGTTGGGATTTCTAATCTCACCTAATTGTGCTGGTATTAAGTTTTTCTTATTTGCCATTTTTTCTAATTATTTTCTAATTATTTCGATTCTTGTCCTGAAGGTATAAATAATTTTTCATCTGGTTGATTATTATGTTTCTGAACACCCCCTTGTAATGTGCTTTTTTGACTAAATGAAAGTAATACTTCAAAATCATCTGGAGCATTATATTCTGAAATATAAATTTTATTAGTCTTTGATATTTGCCTAACCCAATCCCAAAACTTCACATGATTAAAACTACCTTCTTTGTATTCTGCTGTTCCTTGATAAGGAGGGTCACAATATATTATAGCGTCTTTTGGAATTACTACTTCATTGTAGTTATTACTATAAATTTCCAGTCGTTCCAGTCGTTCCAGTTGTTCCAGTTGTTGCAGTCGTTCCAGTTGTTGCAGTTCTAAAATTCTATTCTTTAAAACTTTTGCAACCTTTCCAAGCGCTATTCTTCTTTTATGCCAATCTGTTTGTTTTAGTATTCCATCAATATATTTCTGAGGAATATT